GCTGGCTAGCTCGTTTGAGACTGGAGAGGACTACAACAACCAGATCGCAGTACAGCGAGTAAAGGAAGGCGTTAAGGGCATTTTGGACAAGACTGCCGGTTTCAATATCGAGAAGATATTGTTCATCGCCGGAAACGACATCCTGCACATAGATACGCCAAGAAGGACCACCACGTCTGGAACGTTCCAGGACACTGACGGCATGTGGTATGACAACTTCTTGATCGCGAAGCAGCTGTACATTGAGGTTCTTGAGATGCTTGTTACTGTTGCGGACGTTCACTTCTGCTTCAATCCAAGTAATCACGACTACACGAATGGATTCTTTTTGGCCGACACGATTCAGTCATGGTTCTCAAAGTGTGAAAACATTACCTTCGACTGCTCTATAGCACACAGAAAGTACTACACCTATGGAGCCAACATGATTGGATCTACACATGGAGATGGTGCCAAGGCGCAGGACTTGCCATTGCTTATGGCTCAAGAGTCTCCGATGTCTTGGGCACAGACCAAGCATCGCTATGTGTATACACACCACGTGCACCACAAGACGTCTAAGGACTTCATTGGTGTAACTGTGGAAAGCCTACGCTCACCATCTGGCACAGACAGCTGGCATGACCGTAATGGCTACAAGGGAGCTCCCAAGGCGGTGGAGGGATTCCTCCACCACCCAGAGCACGGGCAGGTAGCCCGTATCACTCACCTATTTTAATCTTCCTCTTCAACATCCTCTGCACGTTTCTGGATCTTCTTATTGATGATCCCAACTACATAGGCGATGTCAGATGGCAATAGGCCTCCGTAGTAACCACTCATCACGAGTGCGTTCAATGCGGCGGCCTTTCTGTCTTCTTCTAGTACCTGCTTTTCAACCTTGTTTCCGTTGTACTCCTTGGTGAACTTTCCGTCTATGGCCATGTCATAATAACCGGCTAGCTCAAGAGCTTTCTCAGCTGCGATACCCTGTGTTCCAAGCATGTCCAAGTACCCCTGGTTTTGTTTGTCGTACAAGTTAAATCTTGCCTCTTCGTCCTCTATGTCAAACCATTTTTGTGGGATCGTCTCTGATAGTCCAGACTCGTCCAACAAAATGTTTACACCACCGCTAGCTACAGCATCCATTCCTGGGATTGGTGGCAAGAAGAAGTCTCTAAGAAAGTTCTGAGCGGTAGACGCTGACTGTCTCATCATTCTTTTCTTCTTTTCCTCTTCCTCATCGTCCTCTTCTACTCCAAAGATTGCCTGTGCAGTCATGTACAACAACTCTTTTACGCCAAAAGCTATGGCCGAGAATGCTGTAAGCTCGACAAGTGCGCCAGCCAAAGACTTTTTGGCTTCTAGCTTATCCTCTTTGCTAGACACTTCGTTTCCGATTGTTCTGATGTCTGCCCAGATCCTTGTCTTTTGGTTTAAGGTAAACGTCATCAATGGAAGTAATGCCCTTCTCAAGAACACGGTAGCCGGCTGCTTGCTTGCAAAGATTTCTCCCTGCATGTCGGTGTCACTGATATTCTGCTGAGAGTCAACCATTGACTGCGCGTAGTCGGCGGCTTGCTTATTCAACTTATGTGTACGCCAGTCTATGTTGGATGGTTTAATCCCCTGCTTCTTAAGTTCAGACATGTAGAACGAAATCCAAGAAGCGCGTGCAGCGTAGATGTCTGGATTCTTCAGTGTCAACTCAAGAGCCGCATTGCTAAACTCAGCAACTCCATCAAGTCCTCTTAGGGCTAGATTCTTTTCTGCCTCAACAAGCTTTCTGTTAATTGACTTAAGTTCTCCCTGTGATCCTATGCCACGATTGGCAATTGGATATCCAGAGTTGTCGATAAACTCCATACCTCCCTTAAACAACTCAGCAATGTCAAATCTGCCTGTCTGTGTAAGCGTGTTAAGCATTGGTGGAACAAACTGCTTCAGTGGCTGAGACAAACTGAACAAAGCTTTTGCAACACCAAAAGATGCGATTGCATTGATAACCTTATTCATCTTTGCCAGTTCATTCTGGTCTACATAAGACCCGCCCTTCACGCGGCTCACGTACTTGACGATTCTCTTCTTGTATAGGTCTCTGTCCTCCTTGCTTGAGAAAAGCTTTGAGAAGTCTTTAGAGGTCACAAATCCCTTTGCTTTCATTACAGACCCTGCAGTCTCTACGTCAACCAACGCATTAGTAAGTGCGTTCACGTTGTTAACGTCGAAGTCAAGGTTCACGATACGCTTTTTAACGCCGTTTTTGTCTTCTGGAAGATTCTTGATTCTGTTGTTCTTCTTCAATGACCCTGACTTAGATGTGTCAACGTACTCGAAGTTTCCAAAGAAGCTAGACTCAAAGTCTTCCTCAGTCGCCGTTGGAGCCTCTTTCATTTGGAACCTGTCTGGTGTGTAGTTGATGTCTCTAGACAATTCTGTGTTGTACACGTTCCTAGAAACCTCGTCCATCTGGTCGTAATACTTTGACCACTCGTTAATCCACCAGTCAACAGCATCAACGTTTGTTTTGCTCGCCTTGCTGCGAACATCTTCAGCATTTTTAGAGTCCTTGAGGATCTTGTCGTATACCTTTTGAGCTACTTCTCCCTTGGCAATTTCTAGGTCTGTGCTATTTTCTGGGTCTTTTAGCGCCTGGATTGTCTCCTCAATTAGCGATTTGCGCCTATTATACTCGTCTTGCGCCTGGAATTCATCGCCAATTACGCCCCTAGACATAAATGCGACCATGCCACGCTCAAGAACGTTCTCACTTGCCAAGAAGTCTTTTGCCTTTGCAAACTTTGCGATGTACTCTTTTGCGGCCTTGTCAACGATCCTTAGCGCCTTGGCCTTGCCATTTGATATTCCGGTAACTCCAGACGCCTCAGACACTGCCATGGCACGTCTAGTGTCACCCCAAAACAGTTTGTTAAGCATTGGAAGTGTAGCAAAGCCTTCTGCCCAAACTTTACCGGCTCCTTTCATGAAGTACTTTCTGATCGGAATAGACTTGAAGCCCTTCTTGACAAGTTTCCCTGGCTCCAAAGAGCCATTATAAAGCTCTGTTATTCCTACAATACCAGAAGTAATGCCATTTGCAACGAAGTTGTTTGCATACTCGACCACCTTTACTGCGTCTGCGAGAGACAGGTTGTCAAGGTCCATCTCGGTAAGAGACTTCAATGCCTTCTTCTCGTCGTAGGTAAGTTCGATCGGCTCTCCAGTAAATGGATCCTCGCCAGTTCTTACCATCTGCATGATCACCGGAGAGATTTCTTCCATCATCCCCTTGAGCGCCTCCTTGGCCTTGGCTACTTTTGCCTGTGCGTCAGAGTCGTTCTCTTCGATCGCGGCAACTACCCTCTTGATTTCGTTGATGGTCATGTCGCTTGACAAAACACCAGCGTCTACCAGTTCTTGGTACTTGCTCAAGATTTCGTTCTTGATCTGCTCGTTCTGGATTTCCATCTCCTGCTCGATGTAGTTTGCCATATTTGCCATATTCACCGGATTCCTCATTAGAGGGTCTCCAGTCTTTCTAGCGGCAGAGTTCAACACCTGTGTAGCATTCTCAATGTACTGGTCAATATCTTCAACACGAGATGGGTCGATACCTGCAAAGTCCTTGGCCATCTTTGACACCTCTGCTTGGTTGTCGGCAGACTTGCTCGCCTTCTTGATAGCCCTTCTGAGCTTAGACGCCTCTCTGATCTTGTCAAGGTACTCGGCCCTTTGAAGAACGTTTGACATGTAGTCAACGAAACGGTCTCTCATCACTGGGTTCAAGATGTTCATCTTGTCGTATCTAGCCAAGATTGTAGTGGCCTGTCTTGCAGAGATAACACCACGGCCGGTCATTGCACGCAGTGCTGTAGAGATCTGCATTCTGAGCTGCTTTACGTATGCAACAGCGTCTTTGGCAGCCTTGGCTTCCAGTTTGATCTGGTCCTTAAGTGCTGTCTTCTCTTTTACTGTTACCTCTTTGGTGTCTTTGATTTGACCCATGATACGAGCTACAGATGGAGCGGTCTTAAATTTCTCTCCACGAATCTTAACAAAGTCTCTGATGATCTGCTCACGCTGAGAGTCGTCTGCCCTTTTATAAACAGCAGAGTCTCTTTGTATGTATTCTATTACGTTCTCTGTTGTTTTGTTATAAGACGTCCCTCTTTTGATGGCCTTGTCAATCATGCCCTCGATAACCCCAAGAAATCTCTCGTATCCAGGAATGACGGTGACGTCTACCCTTTGAGAGCGAGTGGTAACTGTTGGCTTTGCCTTTTCAATTAACAAGATTTTGTCTTTGTTGAAATCGGTTACCGTGAACCTCATCGTGTCAAACCTTCCAAATGCGTTTTCTTGGTCTATTGTCAGCACGTTTCCGTCTACGTTGGTTATGTTTCCATACCTGCTATAAACAAACACCTCGTCTCCAACTTCAAACACGTCGTCTGGAATTTCTTTGAACCCAGTATACTCGTCTTCAGTTTTTAATTCTTTGGTAGTTTGAGCACGATAGCTCTTTGGTCCTCCCCAGTTGGTAACAAGCATGTCATATCCATTCTCGGCGGCAACCTTGGTCACCCAAGCTGCAGAGTTGTTTGCATCAAATGCATACTTTGTTGGCCTGCTTTCGTTTCCACGGTTTCTGTACGCTTGGAATCTAGTTCTTGCCTCTTCCTCAAACCCTTCTGGATCGTGAAAGACGGTGCCTTTTTCTGTGCTTCCGTAGAAGTATACCTTGTCCTTGGGTACAATTACTGTGTTAGGAACATTCCCAACGCCCTGTTCTTTCTGTCCTCTTTTTGTGTAGTACATAGCAACACCACCAACTGATGATATTGCAGACACTTCCTCACGGCTTGTGAAGTTTCTCTTAGAGCCAGACATCGGCTTGATCGCGTCACGCTTCTCGTCAGAGTAGTGAACAAAGATGTAGTTCCCTTTTCCGTCGTCAGTAAGTACTTCGTCTACTATAGGTGGTACAGACTTCTGTGAGCGAGAGGTTACTGTAGTATTTCTCTTCTTGGCATCATCAATACCTTCTTTGAATTCGCCTACATTTGAACCGTAGATATCACCCATGGCGCCATCTGTTTCAATGTCAGCCTGTTCCAGTATAGACAGATCTCCGCTTTTTAACTTATCTAAAGATATTGTTCCAGATTCAACCTTATCAGACAATGTCTTCGATGCTGCAGAATATGTAGAGTCCTCTCTTTGCTTTACACCTAAGTGTCCAAACAAATTCTTTTCGTATATCCACAAGATCGCTTGAACGTCAGATACAGATAATTTCTCTCCTGTCTCTTCCATCACCTTATCTCTTGCAGATTCAAAAGCTTTCTTAGTAAAGCTTCTGAAGTCTTTGGCGTATTGTTTTTTATTTGACACGCCATACTCAATACCTTCAGAAATGTCGTTTACAACACCTTGTGCTTTCTTCCATATTTGATCGCCCTTTCTGTATGGTTTTAACGCGGCATTTCTTTCGTCCTTTGGCATGCCTTTGTATTGGCCCCTTCCAGTGAGGATTGCATTAAATAACTTTGAGTGCTCTTGAGCTAATACCAATGCATCAGAATATGAAACACCATTAATATCGTTTGCGTCCTTAAAGTCTTGCATTTCTTTTTCAGAAACCTTAGACCTCATATCACCACGATACCTGTATACAGTTCTAATACACCATCTGTCAATTGTAGGTGTCCCGTCAAGACCAGATAGGTTAGAGTAAAATGCTCCAATCTTTGGACCAAAAATCAAAATAGACATTGGCAAAACTTCTGAGTCATTCCATTCTGGATCTGTAGCCAAGTTGTCAGCCATTGCCTGTGCATAGCTTTTAACACCAAAAGTATCTACAAGTTTTTTCTTGAGATTTGAAATGCTATCAATTTGTTGCAAAAATTTAGCAACCTTAACAGGGTCGTTGTCGAATTTGCTAAGAATATTGTTATATCTTTCAACTCCAGACGCAATAGCGCTGGCACCCTTACCGGTTCCTACGTCTGTAGGGACTTTTTGGGTAGATTTGAATTTGTCTATACCATAAAGTACACGCGTAAGGTTGGTATATACGTCTGTAGAATTTGACGCTACAGCGATAATTGCTGTTGCTACTTCTTTAATTGCTGGTTTTTTTGCAATGTCTTTGTCTAGCTTGGACAACGTATTCAAAGCTTTTGCATAATCTTCCGTATACCATCCTTTACCAGAGTTTTTCCCAAATCTTGATAATGCAAAAAGTATTTCATTTTTAGCATAATCAGAAACTACGTTTACTACATTATCAGAGAAGTCTGTAATATCAAACTTCTTGTGAATTTTTTCATAGTACTTGTTTAGTGCGGTAGCAATGTCGTAATTTGTAACTTTTGATTTCCCTGTTTTTTCATTAATGGTACCAACGTCTATACCCAAGTCCTTCATCGCGCCATCAAAAGCTTCATTCGCCTGTTTTCTAGACGTTACGCCCTCTTTGGCTTTAGCCTTGTCGCCTTTTCTAAAGAAGCTCGCAACATCCTCCCCCTTTGATACCTTCTCAGAAATGGTGATCATGAAGCCAAGGATGTCCTCTGGTGTTGCTTGGTCCAAGAACTGCTTCTTGCCAGTAAACAACTCAGCAAACTTGTTGATGATGTCGCCGATCTTTTGAAGAAGAGTCTTCTGTTGAGCCGTTAGTGGGCCCTTTCCAAAGCCAGACGCCACCAACATACCACCGAGCTCAGCCATGTACTCTGAGTATTTAACGGCCTCGTAGCCACGCTGGCTAGCAAAAGCTTCCAACCTGTCTGCAATGTCCTCAAATCCTTGAGCCCTTAGCTGTGCGTCAATGCTGTTAACAAACTCCTTCATTCGGGCTTGATCGTCAGCAAACGCGTCGTTAAGAAGAACTTCCCATGCCTCGTGACCTACAGTTGTAGAGTCAGCTGACTCCTTGTTGAATACCATGGCAAACGGCTTTCCGTTCACGAACACTGTCTGTCCCCTGGTCTCTGTGGTGAAACCACCAGCTACCTCGCCAGCTTGGCTTGGAGCCACAGCAGACAACGCCTCTGCGATCTGCATCTGTGCATCATCGGTATTTTCAGCAACGATGATCTTCAGATCTGGGGCTACCATGTTCAATGACTCAGCAGACTTGTTAACAGCCTCGTCAAAGTTAGCTTTTACCGGATACTCTGCTTGAACCTGTCCCACAAGTTGATCACGATAAGCCATAGCTTCGTCGTAGTCTTCAAACTTTCTTTCTTCAATCTCAAGCTTGTTCTGTGGATCGTATACCATCGCCACTACGTCTGGTGTTCCGTGCTTCTCTTTATTCCATCCATCTGGAGCGTACTCCTCGTTGAACGGAACTCTAGACACAACTCTAAAACCAGCCTTTTCGTAAACTGGAGTAAGATAGTTATCGAAGTTGTCTAACTTAACACCACCAGCCTCAACAGCTTTCTGAAGCAACTTCTGAGCAACTCCCTTAGCCTTTGATGCAGCCTTCTTAAATAGACCTTTAATGTCACCATCCTTAGAAACCACAACGCCACCATCTTCATCGGTAATTACGGTACCTTCTTTAGCTGCTTCTTCTGTTACAGGGTCAACAGACCAGTACTGTTCTGGATCAGATTGCTTGGTTTCTTGCAAGTCAGCAATGTACTGAGTTACTTCTTTTTTATCATCTACTTTATCGGTATCATTGATGTAGTTTAATATTAATTGATTTTCATTAAAAAGTAATTGTTGCCATTCTGCCATACTTTCTTTTGGTACAACTCCATCCTCTGATCTTAAAGCATTTCTTTTATCTCTTAAGTCTTGAACATTTCTGTCTAATTCTTCTTTGGCTTGACCTTTTTCGGCAGCGACTTGAGGTTCTGGTTGGGGTTTTCCTTCGACCACTTCTTCGCCAACTCTGGCTTCTGGCTGTACAGGTACTTCACTTGTTGTTTGCTCTTGAACGGCATATGTTTTTAGTTTGTTAATTTTTTGAGATAAAACCTCTCCGAGAATCTTTTTCTCTTGAGAGCTTGTTGCTGCATTGTACTCATCTTTTGTTTGTCCAATCTCATCCAAAAGGCCATAAGCTTCTTGCTTTCTTTCTTCTGGCAGATTGTCAAATTTGGAAAAGAAGTTTTCGTATGCGGTATACTTTCTTTCTCTTTCTTGAGAAATCCTTTTGTCATACTCGTCCTTTGCTGTTTGGCTTACTGCCTCTTCTTTTAGCTTTCTGTACTCGTTGATTTTCTTGGACGCATCAGCAATCTCTGGATCTGTAACCACAGCTACGTCGCTCTTGATCTTTAGGTCTACGTCTTTGTCTATGCGCTGTACGTACTTCTTCTCTGCTGCTGTTTTAGCCTTGTCTCCAAGATAGTTGATAGCCGCAGGTGGCAAAGATGTAACCGGCTCAGCGACCATCTCGTATGCAATCTGACGACCATCCAACTTGCCATCTGCAATCAATTGTGCAGTAGCCTCTCCAGCTCCACCCAATACAGCCTGAACACCAGTCTCTTTAGCTCCGGCTTTAATCAATTGCTTTGTGGTTGCACCAGCGGCTGTCTTGAAGAACTTACCAGCAATACCACCACTAATAGCGTCAAATATAGCAACTGGAATACCACGCTTTAGAGCGTAAGACTTGGCCTCGCTCATTTTCTCTGGGCTATTGAACGCCGCTTTTAACTGATCTGCATCAGTAATGTCGACACCAGCATCTCTAAGAGAGCCCATTAATGAGCTAGAATATTCTAGAGCCAATGATGTTCCAGAGGCAAATCCTGCTGCTGCTCCTGCTGCCGTTCCTAGGCCTGGCACTACCGATCCTACACCGGCTCCAACTGCACCAGCCGCCAATCCAGAAGGCGCTGCAATAATCATAGAGCCAGCCGACTGCATTACTACCGTTGGAAGGTACTTTATAAAACCTACAACACCCTCTTCTTCTTCAATAGCATTGTCTTGAAGTTGCTTGTTAAATCCTGCAATTTCTTCAAAGTCTACGTCATCAAGATCGGACATGGTCTCAGAAGCTGCAATTTTATTCGCAAGAAGACCAGCCGCAGTAGTTGAATTTACAACCTTCTCAATATAGCTGTTCTCTTTTGGCGCCTCAACAGCTGCAAGAACCTCTTTAGCATAAGTCTTTGTTGGTGGCTTCTCTTTAATTATACCAGCGGTAAACGCATCACCCTCTGGCGTCTTCTTTGTTAAGATATTACCGGCTCTTTTTACGTCTTCGGAAAATGGATTTGGTTGTTCAATAGGCGCATCTCCGACAACCGTAGCTATGTCGTCTGGAGTCCCCATAAATGGCATCATCAACTCATAGTCTCTCTGAGTGAGTTGGGCTGTTGGCTTTACAGGTTGAGGCTGAGGTGCTCTACCCTTTACGTCATATCTTTTTCTTGCAGAAGGCTCCGATGGCCCACCTGCCATCTCCCCACCAGTAGCCAACGAAGTAGGTTGAGCTTTTTGTTGAGAAGGAGATACCTGTTCTTTTTTTTTTACTGGAGCTGGAGCTCCAATGCCCATCAATTGGTCAAAGTCTTTTTGTGTTTTATTATAACCAGTGCTTACAAACAAATCATACGCATCTTTCCTTGCGTTTGGATTTGATTGAATTAGCGCTTTGAAGTTGTCGTAAGACTTGTTATACCCAGTGTTTACAAACAGATCGTACGCATCTTTGATTGCATCTTCATTCATACATCAAAGATACCTCTTTTTTACCAAACGGCAACTAAAAATATTACAACTAGTTCCATCTGCTACCAACGTTACTTGTAGAAGAAGTTGTTTTTGATTCGTTGCTTTGCTTTACTGTTGCAAATGGTATATTTTCCTCTACGTTCAAAATGTCGTTGATTGCTCTTCTTGCATCATCCGCAAAAAATATGTCGCTAACAAAAGTCTCTTTTACCTTGCCGTTTTTATCAACAGTTGTTTTTCTTCTTGTTATTTTTATTCCATGAGGTAGTGGCTTTCTGTCCTTTGTCATGCCCTCTGGAACTATCTTTTGAATATCCGTTACAGTTTCTCCAGACTTGTATTCTTTATCCTTTAGATAATAATCCAATCCAATTGGATCTGCATATATATCCTCAATAGTTCTTCTTCTGTTGTTTAACTTCAAACCATCCTTGTCCGTAGTTGTGGTAGTTGTGGTAGATGGTTTTACTACTTCTGGTTTTTTCCTTTCGTAGTCGACCCTAGAATCAACTAACCTGTCTAACACAGCTCTTGCATCGTCCTCTTGAGCCTTTGTTAGTTTTGGTGTCGCAATACCATTTGGCCCAGTTACTAATTGTATAGCCTTTCCGCCAGCTGCCTCAATAGCTTTCTTTTGCTGCTCAGTCTCGTAGAATTCATACCCACCAACGTAGTCGGCCAATATGCTAGCCGCTCCTCTTGGGCTTTGCATTAACGACTTTGTAAAGTTGGCTTTGGCTTTCTGATACTCGTTGGCATCTTTAATCATTGGAGACTCTGTCCACACTCCATTCACATATCCAGACGCAGTACCAAGTCCCTTGGTAAACTTCTCTACTTCGGAGATAACGTCTAGTCTTTCCGGGGTCTGGTTCTCCGGGATTAGCATAGACTTGAAGTCAATAACCATCCCTGTGTTCGGGTCTGCCATTACAACACCATTGGTGCTGGGGTCTACAACTAACTGCTTGTTAGCAACGTCAGCAAGGTTTGACTGTTTTTCTAAGAAGAACTCGCCAAGCTTTGATGCCTTTGGGTCGTTCAAGTACTCTATCTGCTTTGCGATGATGTCGTTGTAAGACTTTGAGAATTCACCCAAGTACTTCCAGTCTTCAGACATTCTACCGACACGAGATTTATACTCGGTTGGCGTAAGCTGTCCGTTCATCAACTGCTTCTTTAAGTCCAACGTGGTGCTACGAACGCGATCGGCTCCGTTAAGGATTAATTCGTTGAAGCTACCAGATTGGCCTGGCTTGTACTCTTTAGACGCGGCAACTAGATCGTCTGCTGATTTCTCAAGAGAGTCTCTTTGCTTTTGCCTGTCTGTCTCGATGGTGTCGATGTTCGTTATGGCACCCTGTGCTATCTTTAGCCAGTCAACAGGTTCCGGTCTTCCTTGATATCCTAAGTATTCTGCCATGTCTTACTTTTTGTACTGTAAACCAGGAAATGACCCAAATGGAGACTGAGCAGGAGCGTATGACTTGTTGTCTAAATACTGCTTTGTGCCGACCGGCCCAAGCTCTACATCTTTTCCTCCCATAAGAATTCTTGATGGCGGAGCTTGAAATGGAGCTAATGCATCACCAATCGTTGGCCTTGTTGTTGCCTGGTTGTACAATGGCTTGCCCTGTAAGTACTCGCCGTATCCAGTGGACAAAGCTCCGAATATGTCTCCAACTGATTGGTTTACTATTTGTCTGTTCTCAGAAGACGCAGCCTGTGCCCCCATAAGTTCTCCAGACGCGATGTCGTACTCTCTTTCATTCTTGCGACCTTCAATACTCTGACGAGTTTGTGCACGCATTAAGTCTCTCTGGTACTCTTGATTTTGAAGGTCTGCACCAAGCTCCAAGTTCGCACGGTTAGACTGCTCGGTAAGTGTTGGCAATCCGCCAATAACACCAGCTGCACCAGTATCTTGCAATGCTTGTACTCCTGTTGCTACTTGTTGTTGAACTCCCTCTTGAGCTAAGTCGTATCCCATAGTTGGAACCTGTAGACCAGCCGAGTAATCTGTCTCTGATATGCCGCGAAGTTTTGCGGCTGCGTCCTTTGCGGAGAATTCGGCTTCTTTTCTCCGCTTGTTTGCGGCGATTGCTTGTGCGCCCTTTGCGGCTGCCGAAGCTCCTGCAATTATTAATGATGTTGTTGCTGCCATTTTATAATACTTTAACTAGTTCAGTACACCCAACGCTTCCTTGCACAAAACCACACTCCATGTACTTATTGATCAGAGCTGGGTTCCTCAAAGAAACATAAGCATACATTGCTCCGTTTTCTTTTCCGTATTCTGACAGGGTGTCTATCAAGAACTTAATCGCTTCTTTGCGATCGGGTTCTCTGTAGTCAAAGCTAGACACAATGAACTCTATCCAAACTGCTTTTGAGTTGGTAAAGTATATGTACCCAGCACAAATGTCAACACCGTCCTTGCAGACCATGATGCCACCCCGCCCGTTGTTTGGCAAAAAGTCTCTAGAAGGTGCGGCCCATCTCCACTGACTCCACCACTTTGTGAGCGTGTTGTCGTAGTCAAGATCTGTTAGTGGCCTCGCCGTGAAACTCATTGCTACGCAAAGATAGCGAAGTTATGGGTAACTTTTGAATACCTGTGAAGAAATGGCAAATAATTCTACAGCACTAGAGCTTGTATTTTCCATCAATACCTGCATGTAGTATCCGCGTGCTCCGTAAGACTCGGCAACTGCGTTTTTGATAACATATGCGAAGTCATTTGTGTTGGCCACATTGACAGGAGCTTTTACAACTATTCTATTACCAGTGCTCGGGTCGTTGATTATTTCATCAACATTTCCAATCAACTTAATGGCGCTCGTAATTGCGTCTACACAGTACAGCACATCGCCTCCAGTTCTAGGTGGTGGTAATGTTTGGTCAAACACGCTGATTGAGTTTGGTATCTCAAAGGCAAAGAATACGCTAAGGAATCCCGTACCAGGAGCAACCGTAGCCAGCGCTACTTTACCAATCCCTTGAGTAGACAACGCCTTGTAGTCAACTGTGTCTGGGTTCCTTCTGATGTACGTGAAGTAGTCGCCCTCCTTCAGCTCAAAGTAAGATGCCTCCATGACGCCAGAGTTTAAGTCCGTGGTAATGGTGGTCTTCCAAGGAGAGTCGGTCTCACACGCCAGCGTCTTAAACATCTTTGACTCGCTAGGTGCGTCATTGAATACCACGGTTACCGTTGACGGGGCTGAAGCGGCTCCATACCAGCTATTGCGTGTTGCATTTGTGTTGTGCTTCCATAACTCCCCGCTCTTGAACGTGTACAAAAAATTGTTCATGTTGGTCATCCATTCTGGATAGTAAGAGTGGAACGAGGTCCACCCTTCGAGCATTGGTGAGTATGTAAGAGTATAATTAGCCATTACGCAAAGTTACAACATTAGCAGGCTTGAGTTAGTATCCATGCGGTGCCACTCCACTGGTGTGCGTTAAGAAGATCGGCTTGGTTCTTGTAGAATCCAGGTGCCGCTAAACTAGTTCCTGCTGAATCGTAATAAATAGACCCGCTAGATCCAACTACTCCATTCGTCCAGAAAGAGTAGTAGGCCGTAGAGGCACACACAACTGGCTTAGTTCCTGCATCTGTCAAGAATACCTCGGTAAGACCAGGAGCCTCGCCGGTGCATATCGCACAGCTTGCGGATGTAACCAGAGTTGTAGGCACGGTGAACGTTGCTGTCTGTGGCAACAGGTCTGCAGTCTTGGTCCAGCAGTTACCGTCGCTTGTCTTGAATATGGTCCCGTTAGCAATCACGCGAACTACTGCATCGTATAGAACTGCACTGTACGTGCTGTTACACAAAGTGGCTCGGTAATACCCACCAGCAGGCGGTGTCGGCGGAGTTGGAGGAGTAGATCCGCAATTAAATACCGCCAAAACTACTCCATCATCAGAGATTTGGCAACTTTGGTTGTTATTAATCTTATACCACAAGTTGTTTCCGTCGAACATGTTTCCGCCCCTTGCTTGCAAGTAAACGGTGTCTCCAACGATTGGGTATGTGTAGTATCCGTTGTGGTACAATGGGTCCCATCCGAGAACCAATAGAGCACACGCGGCAGCTGATGTTGCTTGTCCGTTAATAAACACGTCAAATGGGGTTGCTGGGGCGTCGTTCAATACAGAAGAAACAGTTATTTGTGTAGAAGGTCCAGTTCCAAAACAGTTAGTAGCTGTGAATATAGCTTGGTAGTCTCCGATGCCTTCAACAATACCGCTTATCACTCCAGTGCTAGACTCAAATCCAAGGCCTGGAGGCAAGGAGTATCCAGAGCATGCTCCAGCCACGATTAAGGTGGCGTCGTCAGATCCAGAAATTTTATCAACTGTTCCAGCCGAAAAACATCTTGTAGTGGTTTCTCCGCCAGAAACTACGATAGTCTCATAGTATCCTGTCTCACAATTTGCGCCGTAGAACACCGCTCCGTCAGAACCTCCGTACAATGAGAATGAGCTACAAGAAGAAACCAGGTTATAGCTTGTTGGGCTATTTGTTGCAGGCACTTTAATGTTTACCACTTGGCCAACCAATAATTCCATGTCAGACGCGGTTACAATTGGAGGCGCAGTTTCGGGGCACACACAAGAAGCAATTTCGGTTACGACACCCGCAGAAGTAACAAACATCAAGTTTGTTCCTGTCTTGTGGTATGCATTTCCTCCGTTGTAAACGGTAGCTCCAGTAGACTCGTTATAGATCGTGCAACCAACAGCAACTACTCCGCCGTCCGCGTTGTGATACTTGGTTGTTGACGGCGTCTGAGAACAAACGTTTGCGATAGTACCGTTGGTGGTGTCAAGAGTGAATGACGTCAAAGACGCACAAGCTGTAGTAGCTGTCCAGCTATTTGATGATAGTGGAGAGTAAACAGTAAGCACGGTTTCGGCTGTTGAGTTTTTAACGTAGCTCAAAGTTCCTGTGCTGTTGTTGACAAGGCCGTTGTATGGTGATGACAAGTTGATTTCAGAAGCTGGAACACCGGCCGCGATCAACGCGTTGTAGTTAGCAAGACTGTTAAGACCAACATAGCCAGAGTCAGCGACAACATTGCCACCCACAGAAATCGTGAATCTATCAGGCGTAGACTGTGCGTCGTAGGTATAAGAAACTCTACCATTGTTGGCGCTCATGTTTACGATGGTCGGCGTGGTAGCCGCAACCCCGCTGTAAGACACAGACGATCCACAGCTCACGGTATTTCTGTAGTCCCATATAAGGTACAGGTACTGCTCGTTTGATGGGGCAGAGTAAACAAACGTTCCAGAGTACTCAACGCCAGCGAGCGACATTGTGATTGGTGTTGCAAGGCCAAGAACTGTGGCGTAGTCTTCTGCAGTGTATTCTGTATTAGACACCAAGTAGTATACCTTGTTTCCGGCTGTCGGAATGAACGGGTTCAACTCAGCATCCAAGGAAGACGTAGCATCTTTGTATGCATACACGGTAACCGTGTCTCCGGGGGCGGGCATTCCATTGATTCCAGCCACGTCAGACGCAGTGTCATAAAGCGTCACATCTGTTGGCTTGAACACAACGTCGTTGAATTCATATCCGGCAGTTCCAGAACTTGTGTAGTTATACTTCTGTGTGCTAACCTTTCCGCTCTCGCTAGGCTCTCCAATTACGAATGTAGACCTACGCTTAAGGACTGTAGCAGTCTGTGTGATGGTGAACGTTCTCACAACACCACAGCTCGCAGTAATTGTAAGCGTTGCTGTTCTAGACACGCCAGTGTTGTTGGGAGCGATGTCGGCTTGCACGTCTTGGTTTCCAGTTCCACTAGAAGGGGAAATAGTCATCCATACAGGTACTCCAGTAATTACCCATCCAGAGTTCGACTGTATGTCAAATATGTTGGTCGTTTCTCCTAGCTTACTAACAACTAGCGAAGATGGAGTAACAACTAATTCGCACGCAGATGCAGTATCGTCGTTAGACGCCAATACATACATTTGGTTGTACGGGTCAAACACACCAATCTTTTGTCTGTTGATACCAGCAATGAACAGGTCCTTGAACCAGTCACGCATGCCCTGCATGGAGATTTCTTGTATTGAATTTCCTGCAACTCTTAATGCCACACCGCGCCTAGCGTCAGTGAAGAACATGTCACTTCCCCAAACAGCAAAGCTTTCTGGGTTGTAGCTGATTCCGTACTCGCCTGGGAACGCGATTTGAGTACCGAGAATTTCTGGAACGCTAGTAACCGATCCGCCACCAGTTGAGTCGCTGAGCAAGTTCTTGCCGTAAAGAACGACAGACACCTTGTTTTCCTGGAACACGACCAAGTCTGTGTCCCTAGAGTACAACTTCTGGATGCTTCCAAAGAAACGATCCACGTACTTGAAGTTCGCGGTAGACAAGTTGAACTCGTTGAGCCTGTTGGTGCCGGTATCTTCTCTGAACACACCACTGTAAGTAAGGCCATTTGTAACTGACTCTTGCTCATAGTTTTCAATTGTGCTCAATGTTCTTGGGCTGTACTTCATCAACGGCGCGTTGAAGTCATCGCGAATACGATCGCTCTCTACGCCATTCCTAAAGCAAAACGCATTGTATACATTGTCCAAACTAACTACGGCCGACTTCTTAGAAGTTCCAGCTGCAGCTCTTGTTTGTGTTGTAACGTTACCCTCGTGAAGTCCATTACTAACGCCAAAGGTTGCTACCTCGTGGTAGATATCGGCGTCGTTAACATCTGGAACAGTTTCAAGAATAACAGGGTTGTCAATCTGTGTAATTGTAAAGTCTACCGTGATAATAGATGGCTTGCAAGCATCTCCAGCATCTTTGAATCCTTGGCTTTCGGCATCTCCATATCCAAGAATGAACATACGAACTGCTCCAAACTTGCTCTGTGCAAGCTGGTTCATCCTCTGGCCATTGTTGAACTGGAAGAATCCGTTAGACGGAGAGTTCTGCTCACTCCTTCTAAAGTATATGCTCTTGTAGCCCTTGTTGGTGCCATCAACAAGCATCTTGAACTGTATGTAAGCGCCATCTTCGATGAACCACTCCTCGATGTTTGAGTAGTTAGAAGAAGAAACAAATGTTTGCTTTGGCTGCTCTCCGCCACCTACAACCTTAGTCTCGTCTATCTGGAAAGTAATTGTTGCACCTGCCTTAATTTCTAGGTCGTTATTATTTACTAGATCAAGAGGAACCACAGCACATGCACCGATAGGGTCTTTAGCAAAGATGCCTCCGCCTTTAAAGCTAGTTCTGTCACCAAAATAGTTAAGACCAGAATTGCTCCTACAGTTTACTACCCACTTGTCTTTTATGGTATGACCAGCAGCGACAGCAAATCTAATTGCAATTACGTCAGTTCCAGTCTCGTCCTTCAAGTTCTGTACACCACCGGTAATAGTAACGCCCTGTTGTACATACGTTGAAGATCCGAACATCTTGTACCTAAAGGTATTTATTCCGTCGATCTCAATGTAGTACCTAATGTCTTTTACATCGCTTTTTGCAAGCCAGTTGTTTGAGTTCTCGATACCCAAGTTGTTTAACCCGCTTCCGTAGAATATTGGATTTTCGATGTATCCAAATCTAGACAACAATGGGTTTGCGTTGTTAAACCCACATGTTGTTTTGTATATGCCATCTATTCTTGCAGACGTGGCTCCGATACCGGTGCAGCTGTAAGAGAAGATGTTTTCGTCCAAGAAGTTGAAGTTGTCGTCTACCTTTATTTTGATATAAACGCCCTCTATGTTTGGCTTGGATGGGTTGTTCAAGAAATCTTTTGGCTTGGTGTCAACCTCAAGCACTTTGTACTGCTCAGCACTGTAGGTAATGCCTGCAGAGTCAGCCTTTATTACGATGTAGTCGTTTGACTTAACCTTGTCTACGTCAGACTCGTTGATCTTCATGTAGACGAATGGTCCGTCGGTATAGAACAGGGTTGGGAATATGTTGTAGTAAGATCCCTTGTTCTGCTTTATCATGACGCGATACTTTGTAGCAAAGTCTGGCGCCTCATTGTTAATCGTCAATACCAGCTTGTTGCCGGTATCTGAATTCTCTGGTCCAATGTACACAGAGTTCTCTACCGTGGTAAGAACCGTGCTCATCCTTCCGTATGCGTCAACATAGCAGATACCAACTTCATAGTCTCTGTCGCTACGCATGGTCTTTACAGGCTTTCCAATTACATAAGAACCAGACACTCTATCTTCTGGAGTTACTCTAATGGAGTAGTCCATCTGAATTCCTCTTTTTGCTATGTCTACAATGTTATAGAACTGTGTGTAGTTTCCATAAATCAACCTACTACCAATAAGCTCCTGTGCCTTCGCTTTCAACGGAACGTTGTCAAACAATCTTGTCAGCTGGTTTGCAGGAAGCACGCCGTATATCTTGTTGTTTGAGAATCCGTTTAGTGTAGCGATTGGGCTAGAAAAACTTACTGCACTTATTTTGCCATCCTTAATATCCTGGCGAGAGAAGTTGTCAATAACGTTTACGTTCAATCCAGCAGAGTCTTTGAATACCAGCTGAATCTCTTTTACTATGTCAGATCCGATATCAAAAGAAACATCTACGGTATTGTTAAAGTTGACCATTGACTTGTTGGAACCAGTCCCATAGTCGTACTGAAAGTCTTTTGGGAAGAATGCCACCTCAGAGAAAGGAGCAAGCGAGCTGTACTCGTTGTTTTGATACTTATAGCGGTAAGAGAAGTACAAGAACTTATCTGTGATATTATTGGTTTGTGAGTCTTCTTTTCTCAACGCAAGCGTAGGAGCCGCCAATGGTGGCTTTACAATTACGTTTATCTCTTCCTCTGTGAATGTATTGAAGCCATAGTTGGTCTTCGTGTCTATTCTGCGTGGCGGGTTGAGCCCGTCGGTCCAGAACAAAAGATCATTGATATAGTTTACGCCAGTAATCAAGTACTGCGTGTTAAAATTAAGAACGTTCGCGGCACCGGCCCTTGTGTCCATCACAAGAACAGACGTCAGGCCAGTAAGTTCGTTGTAAGACGCGATGATGTTTCCACCAACTGCCTTTACAAACCAGAACACCAAGAATTCAGAAGGTACGGATATAGACCCGATCGTCTTTGCACCTGTCAAAGAAAATGTAGAACCAGAAAATGCAGTAGCTGCAGCAGCGAGTCCGCTCACCTTGGTATTGCCAAGCTCATTCGACAGCGCTCCAACGTCAGACCCCTCGGACGTGCCGACGGTTACGTTCATTGCATCTCTGTATTGTCCATCAGGGATCAGGCGCTCGTCCAGATCCTTGTTCATTATACCAGCTACTAGGCTTCTCTTTAATTCCATTACTTGATCCAGTTTCCTTGATTTCTCAATACCATCAAAATACGATTGGGCTTGATATTAGAAAGTCTGATCTTAGCGTTTCTAAGCATTGCAGACTTTTCTTCTCTCGCTCTACGTACAATGTACTCTTGCACTCCCACTTTGTTATTCAAGATAGCCCACTTGATGTAGCTATAAATAAAGTCTTCTGCCAACTTGTTTACCTTAACTGCATCGTCGTCGCCGTTCTCAAGACCATCAGAGATGTACTCAATCACGACAAGCCTGTTGCTCATTCCAGAGCTGAAGTTGATTACGCCAGAGGCCTTGTCAATTCTGAATGTTGGGTTAACGTTTGCAACCTCTGAGTTCAAGCCAAAGTATCCACCAAAGTTGTAGTTGAAGTACCAGTAGTCATCGATATTCCACCCCCACTTCCCGTTTGCCCATCCCTCGCCAGTAAACAATGTCTGTGGGTATCCTTGAATTCTCTTGATGTCAAGTTCAGACGTGCCTGTGATAACGCTACCGTTCTGATCGTATAACACCTGGTCATTAGAATCTTTCAAGTATGCCTGTGCGTAGTTGACGCTCATGTTCTCGCTGAGAGTAAACAGAGTGCCCTCTACTTCCATAGAGATCCTTGCGTAGTTAACGTAGTCTGGAGGAAGGACCAACTTGAGGTCTTCTCCAACGTTAAGCTCTAGCACCTTTACGTTTCTTGCCGCGTCGTAGTTCAGCTCCTGTATTGCACGCTTTGCGTGGAACAACACATTGTATCTCTTTGTAACGCCTATTAATTTATCGTCGCCAACATACATAAGCATGAAGTTGTTCACTATGTCAGACAGGCTGACATACTGGTACTCTCCACTGTTGTTGGGGTCCGAGTAGTATGCTTGATTAGTTATGTATGCCATTAGCTTTGCTTGGTTTGTTCAGAGTTGTCAGACCCGGTAGCGAATTGTACAACCTCTGCCTCGCGAATGTTAACACCAGAGTATGACAAAATCTTGTACACTAAGTCGTTTTGTGCGCTTTCCGGAAGCTCAAAGTCTTGATAGTCAACAGCTGACTGGTTGAATATAGGCGAGCCTGCCACGACAGTATATGTCCACTTAGGATCAACAGGGTAGCGAACATACAACGAGCTGACGCTGCTCTGGATGGTCGTTGGGTAAACCTTAATATCATTTCCTTTTTGATAATACGCTGGATAGGACACGCTCGGTGCAGTAATGTTTGAGTTCAACAAGTTCATTACTTTGTTCTGGGCCACAAATTCAATTTCTTTAGTGCCGAATAATACAACGTTAATGTAATACCAATCACTAGGAAGGGCAAACGATTGATTAACGCCAGAGTACGATAGATTGCTAGATGTAGAAAATATATCAATTGTTTCTGCTATGTTTTTTTGAATGTCTGAATAACCGTCATTAGCCAACCTTCCATTTCTTTTATTCACCCAATTGGTGTAGTCGTAGAAGTACTGCTCAAATATCTCAAGCTGTGCTTGTTTGGCGAATAGGTTGAACTCTTCCGGTGTAATGTAACCGTTGTTATCCTTATTAAGGATAGCCATAACAGTATTTCTAACCGTGTTTATCATGTCATCACAAAGATAACAAAAAAAGGCCACCCCTTCCGAGATGGCCTTAGTTTTAAATAGTGTTAATGTTTACGCTACGGCAATTCCACTTACTGCGTATGGAAGATTAGATACGCTGTATGTAACATAAGTCCAAGAAGTCTGCAAAGCAGCAACTACGGCGTTTTGAATTGCATCACGCTCTGTCTCGTCTCCTGCACCAGCAGTAGCATGTGTAAGTGTAACCACTTTACCGCCACCGTAAGTGATGGTAACTGTAGTTGTAGAGGCTTGCTCAATCAAAATGATTCCGGTAGCCTGAACTAGCTGATTTTGTTCGCTAGTAACTGGGATGCTTAAAAATTTTTCCATACAACAAATATACATATAATTATGACAACTTATTCTGCACCATCTCTGCGATTGGCTTACCCTCTTCTGATTCAAAGAAGGTGCTCAATACAGAAACTGGGTCATCGCCAGGCTGGATGTTCATAAGCTTTCGCTTGTTTCCAGGCATGTTAAACCAAATCTCACGGTTGTTGTTTCTCATTGCAAACAGGCCAGCCGACAATGCTTTAGACGCCATTGCGGTATCCTCCAAGTCTGGATCGTTGATCATTTCTAAGAACTGAATTGGATAGTTTCTAGCATAAAGCAAGATATCTCTCTTCAACTCTGGCGTAGTCATTGTGTCCACAACACCACCATAGATCAAACGACCTACAGACTCCATGGTCTCAAGGTTCATCTCTCTAGCAGCGATCTGTGCGTCAAGCTCAATGTTTAACTCTTCGATGTCTAGCGTGGCTTCTTTCTCTTGGTTCAATTCCTTAAACACGTCTCCATTCAATGGGTGCATGTCCAAGAACTTCCCTAGCATTGGGTTGCTTGCAGAAACAATTAAGTTTCCATCCTCGAATACGATTGGCTCAAGGATTGCCTTGTCGTCCTGTTCGTCTTCAAATACTGACTTCTGGTTTCTAGAATAACGCAACGCACGGTTGGTGGTTCCGTCAAAGTAGAGCAAAGAAAAACGTTTTGTGTTTCTTGATGGAAGAGTATAGCTCAACGGAGCTTTCTCTTTCGTAAGGACAAACACTCTGTCCTTGATTTGGTTAGTTGGATTTTTCATAATTTGATTTAATTAACGCTGCAAATATAAACAAAAAGGGTGAGTACAATTGTACCCACCCTCTTGTATAATCGGTTGTTACGATTAAGCAGTTTTGAACAAGAAGAAGTTGTTCGCGCCCAATGTGCACAATGCACGCTCAGACAAGAAGTTAACTCTCATTGCATCCAAATCGCTAGTAGAAGCACCACCGGCAGAACCAGTAATCCAAGTCTTGTAGCGACGGTTCTCAGTTTCGCTAGCGCGGTAACGAACGTGCAAGAAAGGACGCTTAGCGTTCTTACCCATCACCATGTCGTACACGTTAGTAGAACCAGCAGGAACCAACACACCATTAACTTCACCACCAACGATACCACCACGCAAAGTAGCGTCGTTCAAGTATTTCCAGTCGGTTTTGTAGAAGTCATAACCACGCTTGAAACCTTTAAAGCCCAAGTTCAAGGCCATAGTTTCGTCGTTGTTGAACACACCGTAGCTAGTACCGTTAGCACCGTAGCTGTTTTGAGTAGCCAACATATCGTCGATATCGAAACCGAAGTTACGGTTAACGAACAACATGTTCTCTTGGATAGCACCCTGCTTGTCCAAACGAACATGTTGTTCGTTAACCGTAACTT